CAACAGTGGGATTATATAATAATAATAAAGAATTAGTAGCGGTTGCTAAACTAGCTCAACCTCTTCCTTTATCTTCTGTAACAGACATGAATATAATGGTTAATTTAGATTTATAAAAATGAGTTATTGGTTATATAAAGATACCCGAATAAAGGATATATCTCAATTTCCTGTGGGTACATATGGTTTTATTTATTTAACTGTTCATTTACCTTCTGATAAAGGATATATAGGAAAAAAATCTTTATACCATAATGTAAAGAAAAAACTCACTAAAAAAGAATTAGCAGAACAAACAGGCCCTGGACGAAAACCTACTACTAAGGTAATCCAAAAAGAATCTGATTGGAAAACATATTATGGTTCTGCTAAGCCTATAATAGAACCTATAAAGTTAGGAAAACAAGACGAATTTCAAAGAAAAATTTTATGTTTATCCCCAAATAAAAAATTACTTACATACCTTGAATGTAAATACCTTTTTAAATACGAAGTTTTAGAAAACCCAGAAGATTGGATTAATGATAATATCTTAGGAAAGTTCTTTACAAAAGATTTTGCTTTAGAAGATTAATTTCATATCATAACGGTTATGATAAATGAATTACTAGTTAATTTAGTAGATTCTGTACTCGGGACAGGTAAAAGAACAGCACGTGGTAATCAAGCATATCACTGTCCTTTTTGCAACCACCATAAACCTAAATTAGAAATTAATTTCACTGAAAATAAAAAAGGAGATAATCCTTGGAATTGTTGGGTGTGTGGTAAAAAAGGTAAAAAACTTCTTACTTTATTTAAGCAACTAGAAGCTTCTCCCGAAATTATATCCCAACTTAAACCTCTAATAAAATCGGGTAATTCCGTAGAAGAAATAATTATATCTAATCTAGTTGAACTTCCTAAAGAATTTAAACACTTTAATGATAGTGTTATCTCAAGGCATGCTTTAACATATCTTAAAAAACGAAACCTAACCAAAAGTGATCTTATAAAATATAACATTGGTTACTGCGAATATGGTCAATATGCTAAAATGATTATTATACCATCATATGATGCTACCGGTAGATTAAATTATTTTACCGCTAGATCATTTGAGAAAGACCCCTACATCAAGTACCGTAACCCTGAAGTATCTCGTGATATAATCCCATTTGAGTTGTTTATAAATTGGGATTTACCTATTATATTATGTGAGGGGCCATTTGATGCTATAGCAATAAAAAGAAATGCTATTCCATTATTTGGAAAGAATTTACAACCTTCTTTAATGAAAAAAATTGTTACTTCTAAAGTACAAAAAATATATATTGCATTGGACAATGATGCGATGAAAAAAGCATTAGAATTTTGTGAATTACTCCTTAATGAAGGTAAAGAAGTATATTTAGTAGAATTAAAAGGAAAAGATCCAAGTGATATGGGATTTGAACATTTTACTAAATTAATCCAAAACACAACCCCCCTTAACAGTTATAAATTAATGGAGAAAAAATTATCAATCGTATAAAATATGAGTCTAAAAACACCACATAACCGTATCCTTCAAATTTCTGAAGACGCCCAACAGATTACTATGCCTGATTCAAGGTACTACCTTAGGAACGGAGAGTATTATCCTTCAATTACTTATGTTTTACAATATTACCCCAAGGGAAAATACTTTGAAGATTGGTTAAAACAGATGGGAAATAATGCTGATTATATCATGAGAAAATCAGCTGAAGATGGGACTAAAGTTCATAACATGATTGAAGATTATTTAGAGGGAAAAGAATTAAATTTCCTTTCTAAGGATAATACCCCATTATATGATATTGATGTGTGGCAAATGTTCCTTAAATTTGTTGAATTTTGGGAAACCTACAACCCTACCCTAATAGGAACCGAAATCCATGTATTTTCAGATGAATTAAAAGTAGCGGGCACTCTTGATTTAGCTTGCACTATAAATGATCAACTATGGATCATAGACCATAAATCATCTAATCATTTACATACCATATATGAATTCCAAACTGCAGTATATGATAAATGTTATGAGGAATGTTTTGGAATAAAACCTGATAGGAGGGGCATCCTTTGGCTTAAATCATCTAAACGTAAACCAGCTAAAGATAAAATGCAAGGTAAAGGGTGGGAAATATTTGAATCAAGTAGGACTCAAGAGGAAAATTTAAATTTATTTAAAACTGTAAAAACTATATTTGATTTAGAAAATCCTAACCATTCTCCATCATTTACTGAATTTAGAACAAATGCTAAGAGAGACATGAATATTTATAATTAAAATATTTAGGAATGTCTAATCAAAATCAACAAATTCTAGATACTATAGGGGATTTAGAGAAAAAATATGGTTCATTCGTGGTGGACCTTATAAAACCTATAATTAAGGAAGAACTAGCCCTTAAATCGGATTTTAATTATTACTTAAACCTAAAAGATCTCACAGGATACATGATAGGGCAAGGTTTAAAAATTCAACCTTTACCAAAAGTTAAAATCATTTCAAATGATGTTAAAAATGCAAATGATTTTTTTGGTAAAACAGCATATTACAATCCCGATAAATGTGAAATAATACTGTTTACTTATAGTAGACATCCAAAAGACATCATGCGTTCATTTGCACATGAAATGATTCATCATGCCCAAAAATTAGAGGGTAGAATAGGTGGAGGAAAAATCCAAACAACTGATGTACACGAAGACGATTATTTAAAAGAAATAGAAGCAGAAGCATTTCTAAAAGGAAATATGCTCTTTAGAGGATGGACAGACTCAGTTAAAGTTAATCGTCTTCATGAGTTGTTTTCAAGTTAATCTAAATACTTATAAACGATATATAAACATTAAATGAAAGATAACGTTCTAAAAAAACAGTTTGCCGAGAAGGATATCCAACGTATCCGAAATCTTGTTAAAGGTAAAAGTGGTGAAAAGATTACTCATGGTGTAGGTTATATAAAAGAAACCCAAGACCATATTGAAGGTGATATTTGGGCCGAAGATGGTCGAACCTGGACTATCAAAGATGGAGTAAAACAAAATATTACTAAATTAGATAAATTTAAAAAAGTATCTGTTCCTTTATTTTGCCCTTCATGTAAAAATGTAATGGATAAACAACTTGATCCTCATTATTTTAAATCATATGGTTCATGTTTGGATTGTAGAACACAATTTGAAACCAAACTTAAAATTGAAGGTAAATGGGAAGATTATATAAAGGACACATTTAATAAAGAAATAGATCAAACAATAGAAGAATATAAGGTTTTCTTTAAAGAAAAATTAGAAGAAAGTAATACAGGCACAGTTACAGAAAGTGGTGAGGTTGAAAAATGGATAGGTTCTATTAATAAAGAACGTGCTGAAGAATCGTTAAACGAAGTAATAAACTATCTGGAAAGCCTTAAAAAATGATTACCACATCAACGTCAATTTTAGTTGCTATAATTGTAGCCTTAATAACAGCAGTAGTTGGTCATATAATAGTAAATTGGGTTAAAATGAAAATGGAAAAATCTCCTTCAAATACCCCAATGTATGAGGCTCTTGAAACCTCTACTCTAATAGATATCCAACTTGAGGATATGATAGATGAATTAGGATGTGATAGAGTCTGGATCGCCCAATTCCATAATGGAGGACATTTTTACCCTACAGGACGCTCCATCCAAAAATTTTCAGTCTTCTATGAAAAAACTTCCCCAAACACCCAATCACTCCAAACTACATTTCAGAATATACCTGTTTCTTTGTTCCCAAAAGCTCTTTCTAAAATATATAAAAATAGTGAACTTGTGGTATTTGATAGTTCATTAGATGAAGAAACATATGGAGTAGAACCATTCACAACTCAATTTGATACAAAATCTATTTGCATGATTAGACTACATAGATTAGATAATCATGTAATTGGTATATTAGGGATATCATTTAAAGATGCCCATCATATGGAAATAAATGAATGGATTCATATAAGGCAAAAAGCAGGAGTAATAGGAACATTACTTTCTGAATATTTATACCAAACAAACAAAAAATAAAAATGAAAGATAATTTTGATTTGAAGAAATTTTTAACTGAAAGTAAAACATTTGAGAATTTCAATCCATATACTTCTAAAAAAGAACCATTAAACGAAAATGCTTTAAGGGAAAGAATCCGTGAGATGATCCTTTCTGAACTAGGTGATGAAGATCCTGAACTAGAAGCTAGAAAACAAAAGTATGGGATTAATCCTGAAATGGAAGAAGAAGATTATTCCGATTATTTCTTCGACATAGATACCCCTGAAGATGAACCAGACCCAGAAGATCTATATGGTGACGTAACTGTTAGTTATGGTGAACGTGAACCATATAAAGGCCTCTTTAAAGAAGCTAAAAAGAAAAAAGAAGAAGCTCCTGAAGAAGAAGTAGATGTTGAAGCAACAGCAGAAGAAGTACCTGCTGAAGAAGTTCCTGCTGAAGAAACTCCTGCTGCTGGTGGTGGTTTAGAAGATGTAGTTGCTGATATGGAAGGAACCGAAGGTGAATTAATGGATCACTTAATGTCTGCCTTTAAAATTGCTAAAGGTATGAATAATGAAAAACTAGAAACACAAGTTGGAAACACACTTAAATTTTTCGTTAGCGAATATATTGGGGGTGGAGAAGGCTAATATTAATCTATAACAAATAAAATCTATGAACACAAGTGAATTAGTTGTAAAAATGGAAGAACTACTAGAAGTAGTTAGAACAGAAAATGAAAAAGCATCTAAAGCAGCACATGGACGTGCTCGCAAAGCTGCTAGTGAATTAAAAAAATTAGCTGGTGAATTTAAAAAAGTTTCATCTGCTGAGGATAAAGCTTAATTTAAAATGACTAGTAAGGAGATAAAGAACATATTAAATGAGATTATAACTCCTGAAATTAGGGCTAAAGCGGATGAAATCGAACTGGCCATCATAAATGATAGAGGTGAAAAACTCTATGACAAATATGGCCCCCAAAAAGTAGGCGACTTCATCCGCGCTACAGCCATCAACAAAGCTAAAAAAGCCATAGAAAAAACCCAACCTACCCCAGAACAAACTCCCGAAACAATGGATGAAAATAAAGTACGTCAAATGGTTAGAGACGTTTTATCTAAACCATTACCTAAAAAAGTTTCCGAGAACCATGAAGAGCGATTAGAAAATGATCGTTACATGTTCTTCTCTAACTTACAACAAATGAGAAGACAATGCGATATCTTACTAGATATCGACCAAAAAACAATAGAAAACATCTTAAATAATGGTCATGACTGGGCTCAAGATCATATAGCTGAAGCTAAAAGCTTTCTTGATCAAGTGTTTGATTTCATTATGAATGAGACCAAAAAGCCATCAATGGATATTGAAGGTGAGAGTATGGTAGATGAAAAATTAAAACCTTCTATGGGTGTTGGGGCATATGTTAAAGATTTTAAAAAATCTAAAGCGCCACAATTTAAAGGAAAATCTAAAAAGAAAAAAAGC